CATGCTCCAAAACAACCAGCCGGACAACAGGGAGGCGCAAATGGAGCAGGACAACCAGTCGGAGATGTCGCAGGAGGAGCACCAGCGCAAGGAGGCGGAGGAGCAGTTACGGCAGCAAATCTTGTCGAAGGCAGCGGGGGCGGGGGAGCTTCTTAAACACCCTGTACTCGAGCAGTTTTTCGAGGACTTTGAATACGCTATTAAACATGCCATGTGGCACGCCGACACGGGAGATACAGATAAACTAAAGACTCTAAGTGAGCAGGCCGGAGCATGTAAGTTGCTGAGGACTACGCTTGAGGGATACGTCATGAAGGGTGAGTTGGTAATACAAGCCCAGAAGGAAGATAACGCACCAACCCAATAGGGAGTGCAGGAGGACTAAATGCCAAAAGAAGAAGAAGTAAAAGAGCCGGAAGTACTGGAAGTACCGGCAATAGCAGAAGGGCTGAGGCTTGAAACACAGGAGTCCGTAGTGGACGAACCTGTTATCGACAAGCCCAAAGAAGATGCTCCAGAGGTAGCTCCAGTGGAGAGTTCGGAAGAAGAACTAACTCCAGCGGACGTAACACCGAAAGAGCCGGAAGTAGCGCCTGTGCAGGAACAGCAGGTAGAGCCAGCACCGAAGGACGTTGTTGTCGAACCTGTACCTATTCCTACTGAGGGCAAGTCACCGTACACCCTCGAGGAGATGAGACAGGTAATCGAGAGCGACCCAACTAAGCTGGACACGAGCCGTCTAACTGAGGAGGGCATGGCGATACATAAATCCATGCTCGCTGGCTTTACGCCAAAACTACAGGAGAGGGCTCAGTTCCAAAGGGACTTGGATGTTATGCGCGGTGAGGTTAACGAACTTCGCAGAGCACCAGCAGGGCAGGAGCAGAATGCCAACCCGGAGAAGGTAATACGCGATGCCTTTAACAGTGACCCATACAAGGTACTGAGAGAGATACGAGCTGAAATCTCAAGGGTTAAAGCGATAGACCCTCTTTCTGACGAAGCCTTACGCTTAGAGGACTTGCGCGGTGAACTCACCGAAGACCTTATGCTTCGCAAGGAGCAGTCGGATCAGGTGAACACTATACGCGACAGTGCTTATAGCCATGTCATTAAAGAGATTCCCGACTACGCAGAGAGAGCTCCCGTGTTAAGCGATTTCGCCACGAAGGAGTTAGGCTTGAGTGCCCAAGATATTGGAGTGCTCACCGATCCGTCAGTTATGCATAACTACGGTGTCTTTCTACAGCAGCAGGGGATTAACGTAGACCCTAAAGAGATGAGCACTATCGGCTCTCGGCTTACGATAGCCATTGACCGCCTGCAAAGGCGTGGTGAGGTTATAGTTAAGGCTGAGGTCGCTAGTTCTCTCGATCAAAAGGCGGTAACACCTACTCCACCGGCAGCCGAAATAAAAGCTGACGGTAAGGTTGCAGCAGAAGCTCCTCCAAAGTATGACCATAATTCTTATCTCGCTCTGCGGGATAAGCAAAGCATAACTTAAGGAGGCCTTAAATGGCAGAAACATGGGTAGATCAGGGAGCATATCTGAGTAATCAGGCGCTCTCGATGGATTTTCAGGTCACGGCGCAGCCGATGATGAAGTTCAGGCAGTTTTGTGATGTTAAATCAGCACTCGGTAAGAACGCCGGTGAGTCAGAGGCTTGGCTTAAGGTAAGTAACCTCGGGACTCCCGGTGGTACGCTGACCGAGACTAACACCATGCACGTTAGCTCGCAGGCGAAGGTCTGGGACTCCGTGACTGTAACGGAGTACGGTAACTCTCTCCCGTTCACCTTCAAGGTGACAGAGCTGTCGAAGTTTGATCTCAAGAAGATCATCGACGAGGGGCTCAAAAATGACATGGTTAAGGTTCTCGACGGCCTCGTTGAGCGTGAGTTCAACAAGACCCCGCTGCGCTATGTTGGCCTGAGCGCGAGCACGAGCACCATCACCACGAACTCGGCTGCGGCTGCAAACAACTCATCCGTCCTGAATACTTACCATGTCAGGAAGATGATACTGGAGCTCAAGAAGCGTAACATTCCGGGCTACGGCAGCCTCGGTGGCGACTATGCCATGATATGCTCCGTCGAAGCCATGGAAAACATGCTCGGCGCTCTCGAGGACAAGTACCAGTACACCGACTCCGGCTTCAAGAAAGCCGTGGCTGGTGAGGTTGGCAGGTACTTCGGCTGTCGCTTCATTGAGGACTCGGAAGCATCGAGGTTCATCTATGATCCTCTTGCAAGAACCCGAACCGCGAAGACATGGACAAACGCACTGTCGCTTGATGCGTACATGTTCGGTGCGCAGACATGCAAAGAGGCGGTCACATGCGCGGAGGAGATTCGTGCGAAAGAGATAACTGACTATGGCCGTTCACACGGTCTGGCTTGGTACTTCCTCGGCGGCTTCAAGCTGATGTGGACTGGGGAAAGCGACGCTCGTATAATCAAATGGGACTCAGCAGCTTAACCGCTGCTAGGAAGGAGGAACGAAATGCCAGACCCTTGCAAGCCTTATGATGCTGCGGAATTTCACACGCGTAGGCTGATGGCCCTCGCTACTCAGGTAGGTATCGTAACAGTGGTTGGTACTGCCGCTGCTGACACGGTGCTGTTACGCCTGAGAACTCCGAGGACGATCACCATCGACGATGCTACAATCGTATCGCCTACCGGCGGTACGGCTGCTGGCCCTACCCTGCTCATCGGTAAGTCCCTCGCGGGCACGGGAGCTGTTGAAAACTTCGGTACGCACACATTTGGTACTGACGCGGACAACACACAGGCCGACATCGCGGTAACTGCGACTGACCTCGCAGCCGGAGACGACATCGTTATCAGCGTTGCTGCCGGTACGGTTGCGTCAACACCTCTGTCCAACTTGATGCTGAGCTGGATAGATAACTTCAACACCTAAAGGGAGAAAATGGGCAAGAGCGACAAAAAGAAGCTCCTGCTTATCGGATACAGGGCGTATGGGGACTGGGTTTATACAGTCCCCATACTACCCTCCCTTTTCGATGAGTACGAGGTGCATCTTGACGTTAACATGAAGGGGTACGAGCTGCTACATGACGATCCAAGGTTCGCATCTGTGACCCTTTTTGAGATTGAAAAGATAGCCCCGGAGAACTATGTAAGGGAAGCAAAGGCCCGGTGGGCAAAGCTAGAGGATGAGCTTAAACCTGACAAGGTTATCAACCTGTGGCGCTCGCTGGAGTCGAAAGTTATATGGGAAGCCAATCAAGATGAATTTTGGTTGGACAAGGAAGCAAGAACCAAGGCCCTGTCTGGCATGAGCATGTACGAGTGCGTATTTGACCATGTTAACATGGAGCTACACGAAGACCAGAAGTTAGACTGCTTTCATTTTACAGATGAACAGTTAAGTTGGGGTAATTCATGGAGACAGAAGCATAAGGGAGACTTCCTTGTGTTAGTCCAACTCGTAGGAAGCAGCGCACATAAGGTTTACCCTGAAACAAGAGATATGTGTTATGCAATACTTGACAGTTATCCATCTGCTCAGGTTTATGTTATAGGCGACCCCGGAACAACTCACATAAAATGGCCACATGAGCGCATAACCCATGTTAACGGGACGGCCCCAATAAAACAGGTATTGTTGATGGTAAAGCACGCTGACATAGTTATCGGCCCTGAGTCTGTGCTTCCGGCAGCAGCGGGCATGTGGGGAACTCACAAGGTAATGCTATGTACATCCTCGTCCATTCATGATATTGCCCATCTGCACAAAAACGACATGTCACTACAATCTTCGGCTGAGTGCTCACCGTGCCACAGGGCTATATATGGACTAGAGCATTGTGATGGCGCTGCCGTCACAGAGCATGGAGATAACGTGTGCTCCTGTATATTTGGATTTAAGATGGCAGATATAATGGACAGGATTGAGAAGGCATATGAAGATACGCAGCTATACAACAAGGGCTATCTCTCTACATATGAAAACCTGAAAGGCTCGGGCAAGTGCTCGGCCCTACAGGAGTTTAGGTGGGGTCTAGTTCGGAAGTATTGCCCATCGGACTCCAAGGTGCTGGATTACGGATGTGGGGCAGGCGCGTTCTTGGGGGCTGCATCTAATGGATTCAGTGTTAGTGGATACGACATAAATCCGTTCTCTGCCTACAATGAGAAACCATACGGAGAAGTTGACGTTATGACTATGTGGGATGTTATAGAGCACATCGAAGACCCCGCTGGTATACTGGAGGAGTTCCAGCCAGAGTGGCTAATACTGTCAACCCCTAACGCTGCAAGTCACTGCGCTGCTGCTGACTTCGAGGGCTGGATACACCATAAGCCCGGAGAGCACTTAGTGTACTACACAGAGTCGGGACTACGCGAGAAGTTAGGTAGCCTCGGATACGAGATTTGTGAGATAGGGTACACGGAGGGCGAAATACGCTCACCTGAATCACCTGATAACATCCTAACTGTAGTAGCCAAAAAGATGGATTCAAGGGGGTGGCAGTAATGGCTAACATTGGCACAAGTAAAGGGCCTCAGAAGAAAAAAGTTAAGTGCGCCATGTGCAAGCGTACCATGGAAGCACCGGTAGAGGAAAATCCACCGTACTATTGCTGGAAATGTGAGGATAAACACTTTGGCCCAGTCAGTTAAAAAGAGAGCCCTAGTAATACGGTATGGTGGCATAGGTGATACCATCATCTACACGCCTGTCCTCAAGAAGCTCAAAGAGGATGGATACCATGTTACGGTTGAGGTCAAGGAGATCGGGGCTAAGATACTAAAGCACAATCCTTACGTTGACAAGGTGATACTTCACACTAAGCAGCTCCGCACTGACGACGAGTTCGGCCTGCACTGGGCGGAAATATCCAAGGGTTTCGACAAAGTTATCAACTTGTCGTCTTCTATAGAGGCAGACTTGGTATTTGCGCCATGGCAGGCTGACGCTAAACTGCCAGCGGAGGAACGCAGAGAGAAGTGTAACGTAAACTTCTACGATCACACCATGAAGGTTGCCGGTTATCCTGATTCCAAGGGAGAACTCGGCAAAATGTACTTTTCAGCCTACGAAAAGCAGCGAGCACGCGATTATATGCATAAGCACCGCAAGAAATTCGTCGTTCTGTGGGGCTTAACGGGGTCAGGTCTGTACAAGGTATGGCCTTACACTGAATACGTCGCTCTGGCGTTCCTGAGGGCGCACCCTGACGCTATTATCATCACTACGGGTGAACCGGCAGCAATGTTACTGGAGTGGGATCATCCACAGACGATTAATACCTGCGGAAACTGGGAGTTCAGGCGCACAGCAGCATTGATTCCGTATACTGACCTGATTATCGGGCCTGACACGGGACTCATGCACGCAGCAAGCGGATCAGCCGTGGATAAGATACTATTGCTCACAGGTAACACGATTGAAAACATAAGCAAATACTGGCGTAACACTGTCAACATAGAGCCTAACAGGTCTCAAGCACCATGTCACCCCTGCCATCTGTTACACTACAGCATGGGAACATGTACGTTAGATGAGAAGTTCAAGTCTCCGATATGCATGACAAAGTTGAGCCCGGAGACCGTTTTGAGAGAGATGGAGAGCAAATATAAAGTATGGAAAGGGAGGCGTTAACATGGGCGGATTTCTTACAGTAGGAGAAGCAAGGTACTATCAGGACGACGACGGAGCTGTCTACACAAGTGAAGACATGAAGATCAAAGTCGCTGACAGCTTTGATGAGTTGATGGGAGTGCCTAAGCAGCAGACGTTACAGGAGAAGACTCAGACTCAGAATGCGAGCGATAATCCCGATCTGAGCTGCCCTGTTGATGGCTGCGATTTCGTGGCTGCCACAAAGAATGGGCTCACTACTCACAGAAGGATGAAGCACATAATATAAGGAGGTAACATGGCTACTGACTTGCAGGACATGAGAGCTAAACTAACCGACTGGTCTAACAGGAACGGGCTATCTGATTCCCTGTTAAACGATTTCATTAACACCGCGATCCGTCGAGCAGAGCAGCATCCAAGGCACAGCTTCGATTACATGATGATCGAGCTGACCGGCAACTTGGTAGACGGTACTTCTAAATACGCATATCCTGTTAGATTCAAAGAGCTGGAGGCTGTTTACATAGCAGAGATCGACTCCAAGGAACTACATGAGCTGGAGGTTATGTCGCTCAAGTCTGGACTCAGGGATTTCCCTTTTGATAACGGGACTGAGAACAAAGATAGACCTCTAGGCATAACCCTAGACCCTGCTAACAGGCAGTTCATTTACAGGGCAACCCCTGACAATGCCTACGATTTCAGGCTCTACTATTACGAGACAACCGCAGCATTGGCCGCCGACGCTGACACTCACTGGCTCATCACTAACGCTGAGGAGCTTATACGATACGGGGCTATGCGAGAGCTGGAACTATGGAGGCATGACGATACTCGAGCTCAGACATGGAATGCTCTATTTAAAGAGTCTCTCAAGAGATTACAGGATACTGAAATTGGTGCTAAACACAAAGGCTCTTACCCGAAGGTAAGCAGTCTGTATGTAGTATAGGAGGAGACCATGGCTAACTATAATGCCGATGATATAACAGATGGACTCGATAACGTCACCCCGGTAGAGGGTAGCACTCCTCCGTCAGAGGTGAATAATGCCATACGAGAGATCAAGAAAGTTATCAATAACTTATTCACCGCGAGAACTATCACGGGCTCAACTGCGAATATCGCCGAGACTGACGCTGCCATAATAGCTGACAGTACGAGCAATAACATTGCTCTGACACTACCAGCACTCGCAAGCAGAGGAGCTACTGTAGCCAAGGGATTTACGATAATCAAGACCAGCGCAGCCAACACGGTTACGATTGACGATGCTGCCGGTGAGCTTATCAACGGTGCAGCTCAGTTGACATTGAATGCCCTATGGTCGGTGATACACATATTCACTGACGGGTCAACATGGTACGCTGAGGGTCAGGTTCTCGATGCGCCAACCATCGCCAGCTACGTTAATGCTAATCACGATCATGCAGATGCAGCGGGTGGCGGAGACCTTGGAGATACTACCGCAACTTCATTGGCTACTGACACAATAACCGAAGAAACCGCAGCCAATGGCGTTGATGTAGATGGATGCCTTATAAAAGACGGTGGAGTTGCAGCCGTCACAGATCAGGGAGGCGGTGCAAATCTTAAAACAAAGGTCATTGAAATCGGCGATTGGAACATGGACGCAACCACTACATTAACCATAGCGCATGGACTTACATGGACTAAAGTGCGACACATAAGTGCGTTAATCAGGAATGATGCAGATGCTGAAAATACTGATTTTAACTATTATGATGCCGCAGGAACAGATACAGGCGGTATACAAATTGATGCCACTGAAATAAATCTAAGGAGGCCAACGGCAGGTTTTTTTGATAATAATGGTTTTGCTTCAACATCCTATAACCGTGGTTGGGTAACGATAACTTATGAGGAATAAATGCTAAAATTCAACTTTAGCCCCAAGGGCGATATTGCCATCAATGACATTAAGCTCAAAGGTGATTACGGAACCTTGAAAGGCATGACTCCATCCGGGGTCGAGCTTCCATGTGGTTGCGGTGATAAGACCCCACGCACCCATGAAATAGGCATATACCTTTTCTTTGTTTGGACGCTTGCCGAGAACACTATTAGTCTCTGCGTGATACTCCCCATTCTTGCCCCATCCGTCATACTGATAATACTTGTCAACATTGTAAAGAGTCTGCCCCAAATCAACAAGCAACGTAAGGGTAAGCGGGACATGCAAAGCAGTATTCTTTTCGTCCCAAGTGCCATCGAATATGCCAGCATGAGCGGTAGAACTAAAAAGCAGAATCACCATGATAATGATTTTCTTCATGGTGCAATTATATCATGTAGGGAATTTTTGTCAAGTGTTATTTTGGAGGCGGTGGCTTAATGTCAATTATCCCTATAAATTTAGGCTGGATGCCTGACCTGATACGCTTCGGTGTTCCGCCCGGAGGGCTATCGGTATGCAAGAACCTACTCCCGCTGGATGACAAGTATGCGCGAGTACAGGCAGCCAAGACATATTCCACTGATGCTGTAAGCAATATCCAGCCTGAGCAGTTTACAGGATCAGGGCTTGACGATGTTACCATAAGTGGGCGATATACGGGAACTGTGCCTGCTGCCGATTACAGGGTCAAGATAGATGGCACTGGAACTCCAGACACCTTCACATGGTCTAACGATGGAGGCTCTACATGGGAGGCCACCGGAGTAGCCATAACGGGTTCGGCTCAAGTACTGGAACTCGGTGTCAGCGTAACATTCGCTGCTACTACAGGGCATACATCTGGCGATCTATGGGATGCTGACATTGAATATTATCAGGTCAACAGTGCTGTCGAGATGCGCTCTGTGTCAGGCAGTTACTATGGAATTATAGGCACTGGGCACAGGCTTTACAGGCTCGATACCGACAAGGGGCTTACCGATAAGAGCTTGGCCGGTGGATACCTGACAGGTGACAATCCATGGAACTTTGTGCAATACGGTGACTGGGCAATAGCCACAAATTACATCGACACTCCGCAGATACTTAAGAGCTTTGACGGTGTGGGTTTATTTGTTGATATGGCCGAGCCACCTAATGCTAAATACTGCCTATTCCATAAAGGGCATTTGATATTTGCTTACTTGAACGATGGCACGGTAACACCGAAGAAGATCATCTGGAGCGCACTAGAGAGCCCGGAGGACTTTGCCGCTGCACTGGCAACCGGTGCAGATGGTCAGGATTTTCCTGACGCTAATGGAGAGATAACAGGACTCGCCAAGATCGGTGACAACTTCGCTATATTCCATGAATACTCTATCACTATGGGATATTATGCAGGCGCACCTTATACGTTTAACTTCCGTCCAAGCAGAGCCGAGAACATCGGATGCTTCGTACCGACTTCGCTCATATCGGTTGGTGACGCTGCCTTCTTTTGGGGTGAGGATGATATATACATGTTTGACGGACAGAATGCCAAATCAATAGGTCTCGGTGTTAAGGAGACCGTGCTGGACAACCTGACTATAGGATACAAACACAAAGTTAAGGCAGTACACGATGCTCCTAATGGCATTATATACTGGGCTTATCCGTCAGGGGGCAGCACGTTCCCGAACAAGATACTGGTATACAATTACAGGAAAAGCGCGTACACGCTATGGGAGATCGACTGTGAGACCCTATGGCAGCTTCACACTGGAGCGATTGACATGGACAGTATTGATTCTATTTATCCAGACATAAGTGACATGCCGTACCACATGGACAGCAGGCAGTATCAGGCTGATACAAACGTCCCTGCCATTATGGATATAACAGGATATGTCGCCACTCTCGACGGCGCTACGATCACATCCGAAATCGAGACCGGTGAGCATAAGGACGGCAATAAGATTCTCTTTGTTGACCGTGTTAGACCTAGAGTTGCCAACTCCACCGGAACCGTAAAAGCCAAGATCGGCTACAGGTTTGAGGAAAATGACGACTTTGCCAGTTACAGTGAAGAGGCCACAGTCGGAGCCAATGGCTACGCTGACATTAGAGCCTCAGGGCGATACCTGAGAACCTATTTGACGATCACCGGAGACCATGACGGTCTCTTGGATATTGAAATACCCGATGATGGCGTTAAACCGGCAGGCAGGAGATAATGTTACTGACACCGGGAATGACTAAAGACCAAGAGCGCGAGATACTAAACCGTGCCCTTGAGACTATAAAGTGGATAAGCCCACTTGCCAACCTCTCCAACTTAGGGGAGGTTGAACCACCTGCTGCGTACCTCAGAGATGGCATGTTAGCCTTTGCCGACGGAATCAACTGGAACCCCGGATGGGGGGGTGGCCTTTACCGATACAGTGTCAGCGAGGCCCATTGGCTACCGGTTGGCCCGGAGAGTGTTAAGTCTTATCACATGAGGTCTGAGTCCGGCTCTTCCGGTATATATTATGCAGCAGGATATTACGATGCCCCTGCGGCAGACGCTAACTTAACTCAGGCAGGCTTGACCATAGTAAACGGCGATGCCAATGTGCCATACGCAGCTCACACCTTTACCGTGTTCGGGGCTGCCTCCGGGAGCGGCGGCAGCGGGACTGACCGGAAGATAAAATTAACCGTGACCGGCACGCGCATAGAGGATAATGGCACGCGAACGCCAAATTACACGGAAACAGTTACCGATGATGCCGAAGGCTTGACGCTCAACGACTACCTTGAGCAGGACAAATTTATAGGACAGGTAACTTTCACGTTATCCGCGACGGGAGTTGACCCGTACACTACATTCAGCATGGACTTTAATTATGGATTCTGTAAATATGATGACCTCGGGAACAACGATTTTAATATAATCGGACTTGAATGTGTCGGATTGGCCGGGGCCAATGATAATAACTTTAACATTGAGCTATTGCACCATGAGGCAACTGGGTGGACGTATCATGCCACAGCGTTTGTCCCCGGAGCAGTAGTATTGGCCGATATGCGTCTTACCCATGGAGCCGAAAGTGATATTGACTCCGGTGAATACTTCACCTTCAAGTCTACCGACGTGCACCATACTGTGTTTGGTGCGGCAGCGGAGGGCTATTTAATACGGGTTACGACTTCGGCAAATAACGCCGTTGAATACATAGATATGCACGTTGCATATCACTAAAGGGAGGACGCATGAAAAAAGGGAGAGTTGAAATAATCGCACTGGACAGGCCGGACGTAGCTCGGGATTTCCTGACCGATAAGTTTCATCATGTTATGGAGGGGTTCGAGTCCGTGTTAAAGTATACGCATGGCGAACATCCGCTTAACACGGTATATCAGAGAATATACGCTGGCGAGATGATGCTATGGTTAGCATGGTTGGACGGCAAGTTCTGTGGATTCTTCACAACGCGGGTAGAGGACACACCCCAAGGAACGAAGGTTCTTACTGTGCTACATGCATACATTAAGCCCGGAACTGAGCAATTACTGTTCACTGAGGGCATGAAGGAAATAGAGAGAGTCGCTAAGAAATATAACTGCGACCTTGTTAGATTCTTTACGTTTCGGGACAGGGGCTTTATGAGAAAACTCAGCAAGCATGGATATAAGCCAGCTTACGTTGAGTTCGTTAAGGAGATTAAGGAGGAATAAATGGGCGGCGGAACTACGCAATCAAAAGCACCGAAGTATGTTAGGGAGGAACACCAAGAGCTACTCGGTCAGATGGGTGGCATGGGTGGTATCCAGCCTTGGACTGGCGAAAGAACAGTGGGCTTTGGCGTTGACCAGACAGGAGGGCTCGATGCTGCACGCACGGCAGCGCAAGACCCTCAGGCCATAGACGTATCTCAGGCTGAATACATGAAAACTCTGCAAGGAGATTACATGAACCCGGCAAACAATCCGGGCATGAGGGCCAGATACGAGTTAGGCATGAGACACGCCCTTCCCAGTGTTATGACAGGGGCCAACCAGTCAGGGCGATTCGGTAGTTTCGCGCACGGTGCATCTCTTAATGATGCGGCCTCGTTAGCAGCAAATCAAGCAGTAGCCGCCGCTGAGCAGGACTGGATGGGCGCTAAGTACAAGGGCGGTGAAATGTTCCGAGAGAGCCTCGCCCCCGGCCAGACCTTATTCGATATAGGAGCGCAGCAGCAGCAGCAGGCACAACGTGAACTCGAAGGCCAGATAACAGGTTTCGGTGAAGCAGAGGCTGCCCCATGGCAAGACTTATCAAATAGACTTAACGCGCTAAGTGCATTCGACACTGGCGGAATGAATATAGCCAAGCCCGGCGGTGTTATGGGCGTGGGCAAATAGGAGGGGCCATGGGCGGTGATATTGAGAATGTAGTTGACACCGGATGGAAGGGCACTATGGATGCAGCAGACATGTTAACCGGCGGTATGGCATCCAAGACTGACGAGACGTGGAACAGCATGAACGATACAGAGCGTGCAGCCTTGGTGGCTGCCTTGGCTACTGGAGGTGCTGGCTCTGCCGGATACCTTTCAGGTGTTGGTGCGGGAATACCCGGAGCTGGTGGAATGTTAGGAAATGCCGCCATCGGAGCAGGTAAGTTTGCTGGCTCTGTTGGAGCCACAGAATTGGCAAGACAGGCCATGTTCCCAACGCAACCGACTGCGATGAAAGTTGGTGGCTCTAAACCCATGACAGTGGGCGGCCCCGGAAATCCGACAGGGCATAACGGTGGCCTGTTAGGTCAGGCTGCTTCACAGCAAAATCCATATACCACACAAGCACCTTTGGGTGGTGGATTCCAGACCGGAATGAGGAGGTTCTAACATGAACGAAGAGTTATTGAGAGCCTTACAGCAACAGCAAGGCCAACAGTCAACCCAGCCAATGTTGGGCATATCCGGACAAGCACAGCCGGTAGGTCAAGTACAGGGCTTTCTCGGTGACCCTCAAGGTCAAGGGCAAGGACAGGTAACGTCGTCTCCCGTCAAGGGTGGGGGCAGTGACAAAAGAGAGAAGCTTGACTGGGGCAAGTCCTTTGACACAATGCTATACGGACTCGCGGCAGCGTTGATGGCACAGGGTCAGCCACCGGCAGCTCCCGGCAAAGGCCCGGGTAATCCATATCAGATAAAGTCGTTCCTCTAAAGGGGGTAACATGCCAGAAAAAGAAATGCCGCCCGTCAACGATGCAGGTAGGGGTATAGAGGCTTTCAAGAACCTCGCTCAGAACCTCGGGTCAATGGGAGCATCTAAAGATAAGGTAACAGGGCTTGACGCTAGTGAGCGCACCGGCCTCGTATTGGCATCTGTACTCGCAGGCTTAGGTGGTGGCGGCATCGGAGGTGCTATCAAGGCTTACGGTGGCGGTGCTGGCCAGCTCAGACAGAATAAGAAGGACGAGATAGACGCAGCAGCAAAACAGGACAGCGCTCAGATGGACAAACTGTCCACGGCCATACAGTCAATAGGTGTTATGGGCGGCAGGCAGCGACTTGGCCCGCAGGGAGTCGAAGGCCAGCCCGGGAAGGTGGCTGAAACATACGGGCTGTTCGGTGGTGGCACGGAGCAAGGAGCACCAACAGCCCAGTTTAGCCCCACACAGCTAGGTCGTGGCGGAGGCGGAG